GTTTGATAATGGAGCGGGCACCGGATACACGAGCTGACAACAGGTAGATCGCAAGATCGCGATTAGGCAAAAAGTATACAGAAGCAGTATCGTAAGATTGAAGATAGACTTTCTCACGAACGCGAATTCTGAACTCATCACCTTGTTGCCAGTTGGCCTCTGAAGTAAGAAAGAAGTGCTTGGGGACAGCCATGAATCGATCGGCTAACATAATGGCTCTCATCCTAATAGTAGACTTAGGGTGGAGTACGAGGGCAATGTTATCCAAAAGAGCATTGTCAATGAATGAAGCAGCATCGGGGTCTGATGTAGCCTGAGTTTCACCTTCAATTTCATAGTTTGAGAGAAGGGTTTGTACAGTTTTCGATACAACTCCTTTTTCTTGCACAATCTTCATGGATTCTTCGAGGTCATCAAGATCCAGTTCCATTATTTCGGGGGGTACATCTGAAGACATAGCTGATTTTGCCTTGAAAGCACCTTCAATAGTGATTGATTTTCCTACATGACGGCGGGTCTTGTAGTCATCAATTCCACTTTCGGGGGTGACATTCTGGAATGCGGAGCGAGGGAAGGAAGCTTGTCCAAGTAGATAAGCGGGGTGAGTCTTGTAGGCTTCACGCTGTTCTTTCTTGGTCATTTCCATAACAATTCGTTTAGAATTTCCACGGCGGGTCTTGAAATCATCTATACCGGATTCAGGAGTGAATTTCTCATCGTGAGCCTTCTTTTGAGCAAGGTATTCTTGATAATCTTTCCACTCAGCAGTTTCACCTTCTTTGTATCGGGGAATCCAACCTTTATGTTCAGTATCGAGGGCAAAGCGATAAGGGATCATACCAGGGTTCTTTTCAGACCAGGCGGCGAAATCCTTTGCTCCTTCGACTTGATAGTTGTGAACACGGCGATCTCTTGATTGGTACTCATAAGGGGCAGCTTCGGAAAAAGCTTCGACTGGGATTTCATTCTCAGTACGGTCTTTTCCGTCGTTTTTAGTGTACCTTTGGGCCATAGACAAAGTCAATCCAATAACTCCCATACCAGCAATAGCAGTAGCTAGGTATTTCTTGTTAGTTGGATCCATGTTCGTCCAGAGATCATTAAAGTAGGAAGACACGCGGGAGGCTTGTTCTTT